AAAAGTACACAAGACGATGTAATTGATGGAATTAAATTTATTACACGTTATGTTTATGCAGGAAAAACAGGTGGCAATAGTGGAAAAGGCAGAGAATTTTGCGAAAATATGATGAATGACAAACGAGGAAACAAGATATATCGTAAAGAAGACATCATAAGAATGAGTGGACAATCTGTAAATCCAGGCTTTGGTGTTGATGGCGCTAATACTTATTCGATATGGCTTTACAAAGGTGGGCCGAATTGCTATCACAGATGGAATAAACAAGTTTATGTAGCTTTTGAGGGTACAGGAATTGACGTTAAAAGTCCTTTAGCATCACGTATATCAAGTGCAAAAGCAGCTAAATACGGATATATAATTAAAAATCCAAATTTAGTAAGCCAACGACCTATTGATATGCCTAATCAAGGATATAAAAAATAACAAGATATGGCAAAAGCACTATTAATAAGCAGACAAGATGCGATTCGTTTCACAAATATGAACGGAAACATAGACACGGATAAATTTATTCAGTACGTTTCGATCGCACAAGATATACATATTCAATCAATGTTAGGAACTAAACTACTTGAAAAACTACAAGCAGAAATAATTGCAGGAACTTTGGCAAATCCGTATAAAGACTTATTAGAAATTTACATAAAACCTGCCTTAATTCACGCAAGTATGTTAGAGTTCTTGCCTTTTAGTGCAGTAACTATTGCAAACAAAGGCGTATATAAACACGGAGCAGAAAATTCAGAAACGGTAAGTAAAGAAGAAATAGATTTTTTAGTAGAAAAACAACGACAGACTTATATGCACTACAAAGAAAGGTTTGTAGATTATATATGCGACAATAGTAGCACGTTTCCAGAATACAATACAAATACAGGAAGTGATATGAGTCCAAACGAAAGTACAAATTTTACTGGTTGGATTTTATGAAGAAACATTACACACCAAAAGAAAAGAACGTAAAACGTTTACAGACGTTTTTAAATAAATATTATGGCAGAAATAAAGATCAGCGACCTAACGGCAAAGAGTGCTAATTTAGCAAACACGGATTTATTTGTTATAGCAGAATCTGATGGTGCTGGTGGCTTCGTATCAAAGAAAATCACAGGTGCAGAAATATCGGCTATTGCTGGAGATAACATTTATTTAATAGATGGCACGATTAGAAGCAACAGAACGGTAGATTTAAACGGTGTTTACTTGGCTTTTCAAAATAGTGGCGCAGATGTATTTAAAATTAGTGCAGCTGATGTTATAAGCTTCAACAATGCTTATTCATTTCCTACGGCAGATGGAACGGCAGGACAAGTTCTTAAAACTGATGGTGCAGGAACTTTATCTTTTAACCAACCAACGACAGGATTATATGCACAAACGGTAGTTAGTGCAACACTAACAAACACAACAACAGAAACGAGTATAGTTGGAAGTGGAGTAGGAAGTTTAACAATACCAGCAGATCACTTTGTAGTAGGAGATTCTTACCACGCAAAAATTGGTGGCGAAATTTCAGCACAAAATGGCGACGATATCACAATAAGGATAAAAAGTGGTGCAACGGTATTAGCAACAACAGGCACTATTTCTTTAAGTCCTACGACTGGTTTAGGATGGGAATGTGAAATAGATTTCACAATAGCAGCTATCGGTGCAAGTGGAAGTATTTGTACTAATGGGAATTTTGCATATACACGAAACACAGGAGGACTTGAGGGTTATGTATTTCAAGATGTAGAAGCTTTTGATTCAACTATTGCAAACACTATAGATATTACGGCAGAATGGGGACAAGCTAAAACACAAGACGAAATACATAGTGCAAACTTTGTACTACATAAAACTTATTAATAATGGCAAATACGATATATTGGGGACAGGCAGCAGTTGAAAACACGAATGGATTCGGAAAATCAGCAACAAATAATACTATAGATTTTGGCGAAGTTTGCGCAAATAGTTTGAGTCCAGAAACCAACTTAACAGGAACAGGTGCAACGCCAAGTTTTAGCAATACTCAAAGTATAGAGCTTGATGGAATGGATGCCTATGTTGATTGTAACAGTGCTGCAAGTTCTATTAGTGCAGATAATGAGGGAACAATTTCTGTATGGGTAAACCCTAATGATATTTCAAGTAATCAAACAATATTAAATTTTAGTGCATCCACACAAACAAGGCAATATTTAATTTTAAACTTAAGTTCATCACTTGGTTTTACTATTGATATGCGTACAACGTCTAACTCATCATCAGGATTTATTGTTTATGCTAATGTAAATCCTTTTAGCGTTGGAGCTTGGACGCATTTAGCAATAGTACAAAATGGAGTAAGTCCACAATTATATGTTGATGGAGTGGCAGTAGCACAGACTTTTTTGGTGTCTACTAATGACCAAAAATGGTTAAACGATATGGCAAGTTTTGACACTATAAACATAGGCAGAATTTTTACATCTGATTTAGACCAAAATTATTTTGATGGATTAGTAGACGAGGTTTCCTATTTCAGTAGTGCCTTAAGTTCAACTGACATAGAAACTATATACAACAATGGAGTTCCTAATGACATTAGTAGTCTATCGCCTGTTTCTTGGTGGCGTTTTGAGGGAACAGGAACAACTGCTATAGATAGTGGAACAGGTGGAAATGATGGAGTATTAGATAACACGGTAGTACGAAGCACAGATGTACCTACATAAAAACGAATTAAAATAAAATAAAATGCACGGATTTGAACATTACGGAATAATAGACATAGCAGCAGCAAACGCAGTAGACTATTCACAAGTTGGAGAAACAAGTATTGATACGATTAGAATAAATTTAGCTTTAACTGAATTTGTTTTAAAATGGCATCACACACCAACATTTATAGAAGATGGAACAATAGTTCCTTTACAAACTTTAACACACGAAGAGGCTTTGGCACTTATGCAAACGCCAGAATGGAGTGAAGAAATACCTGTTGAGTAATGGATATTAGAAACCATCAAAACGTACTTGCAGTATTATATTTTCTTGCTGGATGCTTCTGTGCCTTTTCTTGTATGTTTACAAGTACAGAATTACACGTACAGGCGTTTGGTGTATTTCTATTATTTAAAATTATTTGGCTTATAACGGAACAACTTTAAGATGAAAACACAACTCTATGTACTGACAACTAAAATTAAACTTTACTCAACTAAACTGATGGCTATTATTCTTTCGTTTTTTTTACCTATTGTTGGTATTCTTATTCTTATTGCAGCTTCTGTTATTTTAGATACAATTACAGGTATCTGGAAAGCAAAGAAACTTAAACAACCAATTACAAGCAGAAGACTATCTGCGATCATATCAAAGATTTTACTTTATGAAGCAACCGTTATGTTGTTTTATGCTATGGATAAATTTCTATTAAACGATATTGTTATTTCGTTTTTTAGTATCGAATTACTTACTACTAAAATCTTGGCTTTAGTTCTTGTTTCTATTGAAGTTATTTCTATCAATGAAAACTACAAGGCAGTAAAAGGCATTGATTTGTGGGCATCATTAAAAAACTTATTTGCAAGAGCAAAGGAAGTAACAAGCGATTTTAAAAACATCAAAAAAAATGAAGATTTGTAAATGTTGCAGACAACCAATTAAATTGGATAGTAAAAACTTATACATATTTGATAACGGACACGGTGGTATTATAGATGGTGTTTATCAAACGGCAGGAAAACGAAGTCCTATTTGGCCAGATGGCACACAACTTTTTGAGGGCGAATTCAACAGAAGTATTGTAGACAGATTAATGAAGCTTTGCGAAGATGCAAATATTGACTGCATTAATTTAGTAGATACAAATGTAGATATTCCTTTAAGCACCAGAACATCACAAGCAAACGAAATTTACAGAAACACGGATAAACCTTGTATCTATATTTCTATTCACGCAAACGGCTTTAGTGACGAAGCAGCACACGGATGGGAAGTTTACACAAGTATAGGAGAAACAAAAAGCGATGAGATCGCAGAAGTGTTGTTCAACAAAGCACAGGCAGAATTTCCTACTCACACAATGCGAAAAGATACAAGAGATGGCGACGCAGACAAAGAAGCAAACTTCTATGTTCTTAAAAATACTGCTATGCCTGCGATATTATCAGAAAACTTCTTTATGACTAACGAAGCTGAATGTAGACTATTGATGAGTAATGATGGAAGAAATAGGATAGCCAAGATTCACTTTGAAATGATTAAAGAATTAGAAAAATGAAAGTAATATATTTAATTTGCGTTCTAACGTTGTTTTCGTGTTCTGCGAAGTATCACTATAACAAAGCACTTAAACGTGGCTTACAAGTCACGCAAACAAGCGACACGATAAGAATTAGCACAATAGATTCTATTCCTGTAATAAAACACGATACAATAGTATACGAACACTTTTATAGTTCTAAAGATACTATTATAGAATACAAGACCGTATATGTGCCACAAACAAGGTTAGAAACACGAATAGAATACAAGCTAAAACGTGACACTTTAAGAATGATTACAAGAGTAGAAGTGCAAAGGGCAAAAGCAGAAGCCAAAGCCAATAAGAAACCAAACTATTGGTGGATGTTAATATTTGCTTTAGTGTTTGGTGCAGTTATGTTTGTTTTAAATAAGCTAATAAGTAAGATAATATGAAAGTAATCAGACACGGTAAGAACGTACACGAAATACAATTAGAGGGTAAATATGCAGAAATAGCTATGTTAAGCGATTTACACTGGGACAATCCAAAATGTGATCAAGACCTACTTAAAAAACATTTAGACTATTGTAAAGAAGAGAATATTCCTGTAATGATTAATGGAGATATGTTCTGCTTGATGCAAGGACGTGGCGATAACAGGCGTAATAAATCAGATATCAGACCAGAACAC